ATGGTCAGGCTGTTAACCGCGCGCTTCGTTCGCGCGGTGTAAAATTTCGGGTCGCGGAGTTTGTGAGCCAGCCTGTGAGCCTCAGCCTTGTTCAAGGGCTGCTCTCCGAGGTGGGTTTTGCTCCAAGCGTGGCGTCCGTCGAACACGTCAACGGCCCAACCTCGCCCATCATCTCGCGGTCTTACGTGGATACAGAGTTTCATGGCTCGTTAAATTCTCCAGTTGTTAAATTCGCGGATTCAAACGAATCCCTTCGCACCCGGGTTGATCGAGCCGGCGAAGACCATCACCCCCAGGCAGTGGTTGCAGCGCGACACCTGGAGCGCCGCGTCCTCGCCGAGGACGACGCACCCGTTGCGCCGGGCCATCGCCATGAGCTTCTCCATCACGTCGTCGGTCGTCATGTTCAGAAGTCCTCCGTGGGGGCCGGCTGGTCGATGGGTTCGTAGACCACCGGCTCGTTCGGGACGTCCGACGTTCGGTCGTCGATGACCAGACGCTTCTTCTTCGGGCTGGCCGCGTGCGCCTCCAGCTCGTCGGCCGGGATGGTCTCCACCGCCTCCGCGGCGTCGGCGATCAGTGTCTTCGTCTCGGGCTCCAGCACGGGCTCCCCGAGGTCGGCCAGGGCTTCGACCGCATCCGCCACCGTCTTGGAGGTCGGCTCGGGCTGCTTCGGCTCGCCGCGCTTCAGCGAGGCTCGAGCGGCTGCCTCCTGCTGGTCGAGGTCGAAGCCGATCACCTTCGCCAGCCGGGTGAGCTGAACGTGGTACCCGTCCCAGTGCGTGCGGCCGAGGACCGAGGAGACGAAGGCGCGGAAGACGATCATGGCGATCTCAGTCGAGGTCGCATCCTTCAGCACCACATCGAGCGGCACCGGCAGCGGCAGCTTGAGGACGTGCGCCGCGTGCTCATCCACCGGCAAGCCATCCTCCGCGGCGAGCTCGTAGAGCAGGCGCCAGTGCTGGAGCTCCAGCTCCGTCACCTGCCCGAGGTAGGCGTCGATGAAGTTCCCCACCACCAGCCGGCGCGCGTCCCGGTCCTCGACGGCCTTCGCGTGCGCCGGGTCGCTCACCGTGCCCGGGATCGAATCCTCCTCCTTGGCCTCCGCAGCCCACTTCACGGTCGCCGCGAGAGCCTCCAGCGCGGCATCGCGACGCACGCAGACCACCGGCTTCAGCTTCGGGCTGGCCAGCACGTAGAACTCGAGGTCCTTGGTCTTCGACAGCAGCTGACCCCAGGTGCGGCGCTTCGGGTCGCGCGGGGCCGGCTCGTTGAGCGCGACGTACTGCGAGGCCGGATGCAGCTTGTCGTGGAGGAACTCCCGCTTGGAGGCGGCCGGCGAGATGACGGTGTTCTTCGCCGCGCGGTGCTTGGCCGTCGCCAGCACCCACGACGCCTGCGCCTTGCGGTCGAAGCAGGCCGCGTCGGTGCAGGTCTCACCTCCGGCGATGTCGTCGAAGAGCCCGGGGGTGCTGCCGCTGCGCTTCGGGCACTTCAGGCAGCTGCCGGCCTTCGGCACCAGGTCCTCGCTCTTCTGGTCGAAGGGCGCGCCACGCAGCGAGCGGTTGTCGGAGTTGAGCAGCACGATCGCATCGCGCAGCGAGAGCGCAGGCCCGTCCTTCAGCCGCGGCAGCAGCCGCGCCTGGGTCGCCTGGTCCTTGCGCGCCAGGACGACGCCGATCGATGGCGCCAGTGCATTCGATCGCACCGCAGCCTTCGCCTCCGGCGTCAGGCTCAGGAGCTTCAGCGCCGCGTACACCGAGGCCTTCGCCTTGCCGATCTTCGCGGCGATCTGCTCGGCGGTGTATCCGTGGTGCTCCATCAGGTCGCGGAACCCCTGGGCCTCCTCGATGGCGTTGACGTCCTTGCGCTGGAGGTTCTCGACCAGCTGGGCCTCGCGCACCTGGACGTCGGAGAGGTCGCGCACCTCGATCGGAAGGATCTTCAGGCCGGCGACCTTCGCGGCGCGCAGTCGGCGGTGGCCGAAGACGAGCTCCAGGCGGTTCCCCATCGGCCGCACCACCAGCGGCTGCATCAGGCCGACCGAGGCGATGGAGGCAGCGAGCGACTTGAGGTCCCCGAAGTCCTTGCGGGTGTTGAAGGGGCTCTCGTCGATCTCGCTGGGCGCGGCCAGCTTGCGCTTCGACTTGGTCACATCAGGGTGAGGCGCCTCGGCCGAGCGCTTGGCCTCGGCCGCCTGCTCCTTCGTGGGCAGGGGAGGCAGTCCCTGCGCCGCGCGCAGCTGGTCTTCGAACGAGGCCTGCGCCTCGGGCTTCTTCTTGGTCTTCATCCCGTTCTCCTGGTGCTGCGAATTGGGTGCTGCGGTTTTACAGCGAGAGCTTCGAAACCACCCACGCGGTCACCGACTGCCCCGCGTCCATCGCTGACTTCTCCAGCCGAGCGTGCTCCTTCTTCGTCAACCACACCGTGATGCGCTCGTTGCGGACCTCGCCGGCCGGGCGCTTGGCCTTGCCGGCGACGTCTGCGTACGCGCTGCCTCGACGGAGGCGGTGGTAGTGCATGGGGCAGCGCTGCAGGGTGAAGGGACCGGGCTTCTTGCAGCCCGGCACTTCGCATCGGTTCGTTGGCATGGCGCGAAGTCCTAGCGCGCCGCGCGGCGTGTGCGCAAGCCCCTACTCGCGGAAGGTGAGCTTCCCGTCGAGCGGCAGGACGTCGAGGTACACCGACATCGTCCCGTCCCGGTTCCGCCAGGCGGTGCCTGCGCTCACCCACACCGGGTCGGCGCCTTCTTCCTTGGCGGGTCGCACCGCGTAGACCTTGTAGCGCTTCACGTCGGCGGTGCGCGGCTTCGCGGCTTCCTGGTTCAGCGCCGCGTGCGCCAGGCGAATCGCCGAGGCCTGCTCCTCCGACAGCGGGCCAGGCTTGTCGAACTGCCGCACCATCGCCTCCAGCGCCATCTGAAGAGAGCTCACGCGCCCCTCGCCTTCACGTCCTGCTCGGTGGCCATGCGGAGAAACTCCGAGGCCGGGATCGAGATCGCGTGCTTCGTCCAGCGTCGGCTGCTCGCGCGCCACTTCAGGACCTTGAGGCCGACCAGCGCGCCTCCGGCCGCGAACGTCTGGTAGCTGGAGGACACCACCTTCGCCAGCTGCTCACCCCAGTTGGACCACTTCACCATCACCAAGTTGCCAGGCATCGGGCTCGCCATTTTCAGAACTCCTCCTTCGGGGGGACCACCTTGGGAAACTCCTTCTCCGCGATGAGCGTCGTCAGCCCGGCCATCGCGGTGATCTGCAGCACCAGCGCCTTGCGGCGCACTTCGAATTCCTCGTCCGGGTAGTGCTCGGCCTGGTCCTCCAGGACCAGAAGGTCGCCCAGGTACTCCCGGGCCGCGAGCACCGCTTCGTTGGCCGACGTCATCGCCTTCAGCTGCCGGGCGATGGCATCGACGCGAGCCTGGGAGCGCTTCACTCTTCACCTCCGGCCTGAGCCTTCACCGTGAGGCCGTCGTCCCACCCGTAGATCAGGAGGCGCCCAGCCATCTGCTCGAGTGCCACCGCCCGGCCGCGCCCGGCGAGCTCCCCTGCAGCTGCCGAGGCGATGGCGTCGATGACCTGCGCGAGCCCAGTGCCGCGCTCGGCGAGCGCCATCGCGATGCTCGCGATCGCCTCGTCGCTGGCGCGCGCCTTCACCAGCGCGCTGGAGAGGCGCTTCAGCATCGTGGCCTCGTTCCAGGGGCAGGGCCGAGACATCCACTCGTCCGCGTGCCGCATCAGGTCGCGCAGCATGAAGCTCGCGGCCTCGGTGGCCTCCACCATGCGGACCATCGCGCGGCCGACGTGCCGGCCGGCCTTGCCGGTCGCCTCCACCGCGAGCGTCGCCCCGTCGTGGTTGCGGTAGAGGCCGGCGCTGATCGACCAGCTGCAGGTCGAGGTCTCGCTGTTGACCGCGGTGACGTAGCCCGACCAGACCGCGCGCCCTGCCGTGACGGTCATGTTCGGGAAGACGATCCGGCACTCGCTGCTGTCGATGCCCCGGTAGAAGCTCGCTCGAGCGACCCCCAGCGCCTCCATGAAGCCGGTGCGCAGCGCGTCGATCATCACCGGGTCGTCGGAGTCTTCCCGCGAGTGGGTCTCAGTGACCGGGGCGACGAAGGTGCGGACCCCGTCGACCAGCCGCGTGCGGAAGATGACCGTGTCGGTCTGCTCGCCCGAGCGGAGGAAGGCGTTCACCGCGCAGGCGCGGGGGCTGTGCGCGTCCTTGGCCAGCACCTCGGCCGCATGCTGCTCCTCCGGGGTGGCGACCGGGAGCGCCACCAGCACCGCGGCCATGTTCCGCACCCGCCGGCCGCTCCAGTTCCGCACCAGCGTGCCGAAGGCGCGGTAGGTGGACCGGATCCCCTTGCGACCCCGGGAGATGCGCCCGTCGCCGGTCATGCGGACGTCGGCCAGCTTCGCCGGCCAGTCCATCGGCTGCTCGGCGTGGCGCTGGGCGAGCCAGGCGTTGAGCGTCTCGTCGAGGTTCGGGAGAGCCATCGCGCGGCCCAGCCTGGCGTCGCGCTCGTCGTCCTTCGGGAAGATGATCGGGTCGCTCACAGGACACCACCGCTCTCGCGCTTGGCCAGGGAGATCGCCTCGGCCAGCTTGGAGGCGAGCACCTCGGCCTCGGCGACGCTCATCGAGTGGACGTTGGAGACGAAGCCGATGCCCAGCTTGTCGAACTGGCGGACGTGGATCAGCACGCGCCGCTGGCCTTCGTGCTCTGCGTGGCTGGCGATCAGGGTGCTGGTGGCGACGCCTGCCAGCTGCTTCGTGTTCAGGTTCTTCGTGTGCATCTGCTGCTCCTGGGGTCGGTCCCCGGTTCGCTGCCCAGGTCCGTCCTGGGCAGGCAAGGCAGGTCGCGAAACCGTTCGCGTCCTCCCGTGCTCGGTGCTGCTACTGCTCGCTGTAGGCCGGGATCCCTCCTTCCCGAACCACCTCGCGCGCCCAGAGGCCGCGCGCGTCACTGGTGCAGATCGCCACGCGGACGTGCGCGGGGGTGTTCTTCACGAAGAAGTCGGCCTCCTTCCTGGCTGCGGCGATGGTGGTCCCGCCGTCGTACTCCTCGGTGCCGAGGCTACTGCTGCGGCGGATGGCGATGATGTAGCGCATGGTCATGGCGCTCACCGAAGGACCAGGACGGGGTGGACGGCGTCGAGGTCGGTGGACTCCTCGTCCTCGGAAACGACCTTCAGCATGTCGTGGTAGGCCGAGAAGACCACCTGCTCCGTACCCGCGCGCCGGACCTCGCGCGCCAGGGTGGTCCTCCAGTAGTCATTCGCCGGGTGGGCGAAGCACACTTTCGCGTTGGGATCCTGCTGCGCCAGCGCCGCGATCAGTTCCTTGACCGTCATCTTCGTCTCCTTCGGGGTTCGTCCCCGGTCTGGGTTGGCGGGGTTCGTCCCCGCGCCCAACGAGACACAGCTTGCGCCTTCGCCGCAGCAACTGCAAGTCGAATTCTGAAGAAAGATTCGCCCGAGAAAGCCGGGGGTTCGGGCCTCACCCCGGCCTTCGGGCTGGATGCGGCCCTAGAAGGGGACGTCCTCCTGGGATGCGTCGCCGGCCACCGTGGCGATTCGGGACTCGACTTCCTCCCGGAGATCGTCCAAGGCCGCGCGCGCCTTCGTGGTCCAGGGGGCCATCGGCTCGGCCGCGATCTTCGCCTCCAGCAGCAGCACCGCCTCCTGCAGGTCCTCCGTCGAGCAGTCGCCGACCGGCGTTCCCTTCTTTGGGCCAGCAGGCATCAGCCACCGCTTGTCGGAGGTCTGGGGCGCGGGCGACGCGACCGGCGCCGGCACCGGAGCAGGAGGAGGAGGCGCGGGCGCCGGCTCAGGCTTCGGCTCGACGAGCACACCCTCGCTCACCGGCTGCGGCGCAAGCGCCTGCACCTTCGCCAGCACCGACTCGGTGCGCGACTGGAGCGCAGGAGGTGCCTCGACGACCTGCGCCGCGGGTGCCTCCACCTCGTCGGGCCTGTGCTCCCACTCCTCCGCGAGGAAGGTCCCGCCGAAGGCGTTCGGGTACTCGAGCCGGTAGGCGTCAGCCCTCGCGCACTTCGCGATCATCGTCTCGGTCTTCTTGTCCCAGAACTGGGTGACCGTGCCGTTGTTCTTCATCTGGATGCGCTCGGCGAGCGGAGTCCAGACGGGGAAGGTCTGCCGGCCGGCGCGCTTCACCCAGGCCCAGGCGCCGAGGATGGGCTTCTTCGCGCGCGCAGGGTCCGCCGGGTTGAAGCGGTGCTCGACCGCAGGCGTCGCCGGGTCGAAGGCGAAGTGGTCGCCTTCGCGCACCACCGCGCAGGCGATGCCGCGGTAGTCCGGGTAGCGGTCGGCCCGAGCTCGCATGCCGACCTCGCGCGGCTGGAAGACGTGCTTCGTCTCCCACTCCTCGATCCAGTTCCCGTTTTTGTCCTTGCGGCTCTTCTTGGAGGAGCGCTCGACGCAGTCGGCCTCGTCGATCAGCGGGTCCATGCCGGTGCGCTTGCACTGCTCCAGGAAGATCAGGAACTCGTCGTCCGTCGCCCCCTTGGGCATCTTCATCCGCTTGAGCAGCGCCACCCGCTCCGGCGACCACATCGTCTGCCCGGCGATGGCCTTCGCCTGCTCCACCAACTCCAAGTCGCTCCCGTTCTCACTCATCGTCGTCCTCGTTGTCCTTCGGGTTCACAGCCTCGAGCTTCACCTGCACCTCCGGCAGCGCCTTGAAGGCAGCGTCGCCACTCCACTTCCCGCGCAGGATGCGCGGCCCGGTCACCTCCCGGGTGTTGTCCTTCTCCAGCAGCGAGAGGCGCTGCTCCAGCGCAGCCTTCCCCTCGCCCGCCGGCAGCTTGTCCACCAGCAGCGCGAGCAGCGTGTGCGCCTCGCGGTAGGCCGCCTCGAAGTTGACCTTGTGCCCGTCGCGGTTCTTGAACCAAGTGAGGCGCCCGAAGCGCGGGCTCACCAGGCCACCGGCCTCGCCGATGAAGGTCTTGATCGTGTTCGCCTCGCGGCGCAGGAGAAGCTCACACCGGCGCTTCACCTCCTTCAGCTGCGCGTACCGCAGCACCGCGGCCTCGGTGGCCTCGTCGGGGGTGAGGAGCTCCGAGCGGCTGGCCTCGGCCGGGTACGCGCGCTTGAGGTAGTCCTCGTAGGCCAGGGAGGCGTCGGGCGCAGGGGGCTGCCGCTTGACGACGTGGTTCCTCCAGAACCGCGCGGCGATGTCGTACAGCGCGGCGAAGAGCGCCTCGTTGAAGACCAGCCTGTACCGGCGGACCTCGTCCTTGTCGAAGAGCACGAAGACGTCGCACTCGCGGTGGCCGGTGACCCCCATGTGCCATTGCCCCTGCGCCAGGTAGTACTCGGGCACCTGATCGGTCTCGGCGTCGCCCCACAGGTGCTTCGTCCTGAACCCGGCGTGCTTGACCTCCAACAACTTCTCACCGAGCGGCATGTCCTCCAGCGACGCCAGCGCATCGGGCCGGCGCGTCCATCGGTCGCGCGAGAGCAGCACCAGCCGATCAGGCGTCGAGAGCGCCAGCGGGTGAGTCGGCGACTGGATGGTGTCGCACTTCACCAGGAAGCGGTGATGGTCCTCCGCGTACAGCTGGGCGATCGGGTCCTCGATGATCGAGCCGAGCCGCATCTGCAGCGTGGCGTCCTTCTCGACGCCGTGCACCTTCGACTCGTAGATCTGGATCGGCGACGCGCCCCAGGGGTCCAGCCCCGCCAGCACTCCGATCTCCGAGCTACCGATACCGTTCGCCCGCAGCGCCTTCTGCCGCTTCGACAGCGTCATCTTCGCCTCCCCGTCCGTGGGAAGAAGCGCCCGACCCACCCACCGGCCCCCTCAAAGGACCGGGCGGACGTTTCAGGTGAGCCGGGCACATGGAGCCGCAGCGCCGAGGCGTCCGTTCCTCGACGAGCGGGGTCATAGCCTCGGGTGCGGCGGAAACGCAACGAGTTGCATTCCTGCCCCAGGGTGTGGCACTTCTGCGCCCGCATGGTCGTTTCGCAGCGACCTGAGACTTCAAACCTGCGAGCGCTACTGGCGCTCCACCCCGCTGGCAGCGCCTGCGAACGCTGCCGCGGGGGGTTGTTTTTCGAGGGGTGCGCATGAGCGACGAGATCGATCCGCAGTTCCCGTTCATCCAGGTCCACCGCAGTCTGCCGGCGAAGGCTGCCCAGGTCGCCGCGGTCCTCGCGCTGCCGGTGGCGCAGGTGCTCGGCGGGATGGTGCTGGTCTACCAGACGCTTGCCGACCGGCGGATCCTGGCGAAGCACAAGACCGAGCTCGTCTTGCCGGCCACCGAGGTCGCGATGCGCCTGGCGATGGGCATCGGCATCAGCGCAGCCGCTTGCACTGCGAACCTGCAGGTCTTCGTTCTCGCCGGCCTGCTCGAACCCCGACCGGACGACCACTTCCGAATCCGGGGCATGAGCCTCTACTTCGAAGCCGAGGGGAAGCGGCTCAAGATCAAGGCGACGAAGGCTTCCAGGTCCGCCTCAGGCGCACCTGAGGTCGGCATCAAGCCGACAGAGGTGAGAGGTGAGAGGCGAGAGGTGAGAGGTGAGACTGGAGAGGTGAAAGTTCCAGAGGTGAAAGATCTCTCCGAAACCGGCGAACTGCCTGGAATGCCTCAGCCTCCTCCGAAGGCTCGGAAGCGCAGCGTGGGCCAGCAGATCTACGACCGGTTCCAGGCGCTTCGGAGCGACTACCTGCTCAAGCACGGGGGCTCCTGCCAGCCCGACGAAGAGGAACCCCATCCGGCTGCGATCAACACCTGGGCGCAGAAGTTCCTCGACCAGCTGGGAGGCGGGGCTGACCGGCCGAACCTGCCGGAGGACGTCGATCCGGTGGACCTGGCCGCGAAGGCCATCGAGGAGTGGATCCCCCGAGCGGAGTGGTCGGTGGCCCGAGGCCTCCCCTTCAAGCACCTGCTGACGGACAAGACGCGCGCGGAGGTGGTCGGTGGCTACCTGCGCGGCCTGGGTCTCGAAAGCGAGTCGGCAGCGTGACGGCCGACAACGTGGTGGCGCTGCGGCCTGCGGTGCAGCGGCAGCCGGAGCTCGAGTCGCGCATCCTGGGTGCGCTGATGGACCTGGAGGACCCGCGGGGCCTCATCGCGAGCTCGGGCCTGACGGCCGAGCACTTCGGCTCGCCGAAGACCCGGAGCGTCTGGCAGATCTGCTCGCACCTGGCGACGAAGCGCCGGCTGGTCAACTCGGTGACGGTCTTCACCGGCGGGCTGGCCGCGAAGATCCTCTCCGACTCGGACGCTGACTGGCTCGCGCAGCTGCAGGCGTCGAACACGATGACGGCCCCCACCTTCACGCAGGCCTGCTCGGACCTGCGTGACCTCGTCTCGCGCAAGGCGACGGTGTCGAAGCTGGAGGCGATCCTCCGCGGCCTGCAGGAAGGCGCCTCCCCCGCCTCCACGCGCGCGGGGCTCAACGCGGTCATCCAGCAGATGCTCGCCGAGTCGGCCGGCGACGAGACGGGCGCCTCCGACCTGATGGGGCTGACCGTCGACTGGGACAGCAACAACCGCAACAACCGCGTCTCGTACATGCCGACGCACGTCCGGGCGCTCGACGACGTGATCGGCGGGTGGCCGGCGAACTTCACGCTCCTGGCCGGGCAGCCTGGCGTCGGTAAGAGCGCGGTGCTGGCCAGCATCATCGAGGCGCAGCTGATGGCCGACCGCGAGGTGCGGCTCGGGCTCTTCGGCCTGGAGGACGGAACGCAGTGGGTGGTACGCCGGCTGGTAGCGAAGGCCATGCGGATGAAGCTGCGCGAGGTGGGGAACCGGAAGCTCACCGGCCAGGAGCAGGATGAGCTGGCGACCGTCGGCGAGCGGCTGTACCCGATGCTGGAGCGGCTGGTGACCTTCAGGTTCGGCCGGGTGAAGGCCTCCGACATCGTCCACCGCGCGCACAACTGGGTGCGCCGCGGAGTCCGGTGCATCTACATCGACCACATCGGCGAGGTGGACCACTCCTCGGCAGCGTCGAAGTGGCAGAAGGAGCACGAAGGCGTCGCCGAGACGGTGCGCGTGCTGCGCGACTTCGCGGTGGAGGTCCAGGTGCCTGTCGTCGCGCTCGCCCACCTCGCGCGCTCCGACGACAAGCGCGGCAACACCGAGCGCCCACCGGTGATGCAGGACCTGGCCGGCTCGGCATTCCTCGAGCGGCGCGCCCGGCTCATCCTCGGCCTCTGGCACAAGGGAGGCGCAGGCGGTGCGCTGCGCGCCACGGTGCTGAAGGCCACCGAAGGGAAGGCTGGCGACACGATCGAGTTCCAGCGGCACTTCGAAGCCGCGCTCGTCGACCAGCAGGAAGGCGGGACGGTGAACCTGAACGCCGAGGCCTCCGAGGAGCGCAAGGCGAAGGCGAAGGAGCGCCTGCGCGAGAGCGTCGCGGCCAGCCTGGAGCGCAACAAGGTCAAGGCCGAGCTCGCGCCCAAGCCCGAAGATGTGGCAACAGCGCCGGCCGACCCGAACCAGCCGTCCCTCTTCGAGGAGCCCAAGCCGTGACTTGCCCCATCTGTGAAGTCCCTGGATGCCAGCGCTTCTTCTTCCCGCTCACCGACTTCACCGGCGATGACCTCGCGACCGAGAAGTGGCAGCGCCGGCAGCACCGCGCGGTGATGCGTGACGAGCGCTTCACCGAGGCGCCTCCGAAGACCGCTGCAGAGCGCGCCATCGACCAGGAGGTGCTGCGCCTGCGAATGAAGTTCCCGCGCGATCCTTTCTGGGTGGAGTTGCAAGAGCGCCGCGCGGAGTGCTAGGCAGTAGGCGTTTCGAGAACGGGAGGCGGTACACATGGGAGCAGCGACGAAGCCCTGCACTGAGCCGGTGAAGTGCAGGTCCTGCGGTGCGGAGATCCTCTGGATGAAGTGGCCGCGCTCCGGCAAGCCGATGCCGGTCGATGCGGTGCCGGACATGCGCGACCCGGGGAAGGGAGGCGGGAAGATCGTCCTCACCCTGAAGCGCGAGCTCGACGAGCTTCACGGGGAGATGTTCAACCCGAAGCTCCACGACGCGAAGCGCAACCGCTACACCTCGCACTTCGCCACCTGCCCGCACGCGAGCCAGCATCGGAAGGAGGAAGGCTGATGCGCGTCGGCATGACGAAGCTCACCGAGGAGCTTTCTGTTGCGCTCGGGGTCTCGCAGGCACAGGCGCGCGAGGCGATCTACAAGTTCGTCGCCATCGCCACCGCGTACGCGCGCACCGGCAAGACGGTCGTGATTCCGGGGCTCGGCACCCTGAAGCTCACGAAGCGCCTGCCGAAGCACTTCAACCTCGGCGACAAGCGGACCATCCCCGCGCGCTGGCGACTCTTCCTCATCCCCTCTGCCGAGAACCGGGGTGAACTGTGAAATGCCGCTGCGGCGACCCTGCCGCGCAGATCTGCGCCTGCGGACGCGAGCACTGCATCGCTCCGGGCCACGACGCGAAGCCTCGCCAGGTGGTGCACTGCGCGACCTGCCGGCAGCCGCTCTGCTGGTGGCACTTCACGACTCGGCCGACGGTGAGCGCCGGCCAGCGCATCGAGTGCCACCCGAGCTGCTCGCATGCGCTGACGGGCAGCAGCTACCTCGACTACCAGAAGAGCCAGGTGCGGTCGTGAAGGTCGAGGCCGAGGTGAAGGTCACGCCACGACTGGTGGCCGAGATGATCGCCGGCCTCAACGACGAGCAGCAGGCCCAGGTGATCATCGAGCTTGCGGCCATCGCTGAAGCCTGGACCGGCGACGGTAGCGATCTCTTCACCGGCTGGACCTACCAGTTCTTCCTGGTCGGCCGGCACCTCGCGAAGTGCGCCTGCTCGACCGATGCGGCTCGCGAACTGGTCCACAACCTCCACATCGGGATGGTGGGGTGATGAGCTTCTTCGTCTGCATTGCAGTCGGCTGCATCGTCGCGGTCATCGTCACGGAGGTCATCTCGATGCGAGCGGACAAGCAGATCCCCCACCAGGCTTCTTGCGCCTGCGCCTCCTGCGCAGACTTCTTCGGTGACCAGGCGCTGTCGGCCGACGAGGTGGAGCTCATCAACCTGCGCCGAAGGAACAAGGTGCTGCTCCAGGAGAACGCCGACCTGCGAGCCGCGCTGGAAGAGAAGTCCGTTCGACTGCTGCGACTGGAGGCCTCACGTGATGCTGTCTGAAGACGAAGACGCGATGGCGCTGTTGCGACGGATGGCGAAGGCCGCCGAGGAGATCGCGGAAAAGATCTCTCCTGAGTTTCCGTTCCCACCTTCGTGGTCAACGGGGAGCTGCTCCGAACACCGGGAGAAGCCGCAGCCCTTGTGCGTGCGCTGCAACGTGCTCGGCTCCGAGGTGACCCTGGCGAGAGATCTCTACGTGCGAGCCACCAACGAGCGGTGCCGACTCGAGGAGGAGCTTCGGGCGTTGAAGGACGCTCTCCAGTTGGCGGTGGACATCCTCTGGGACGGTACTCCCGCTTCTGAGGAGGCCTTCAAGGCAGCCTTCTTGCTCGGCGTGAAGCCGAAGAGGGCACGACCGTGAGCAAGCGTCCGAAGAAGGAATCACTGGAGTTGGTGCTGACGCCGCTGGCCGAGCAGGTGCGCGTCATTCGCAACGGATGGGAGACGCTGACGCAGACCATCGACCTCACCAAGGAAGAGCAGCGGTGGTTGGTGCGGAAAATCATGGAGCACAACGGATGGGTGGGACGACCGTGAGCGAGCCGGTCGAGTGGGCCAGCTTCTTCATGGGCATGTCCGCCGCCTTCGCCTCGGTTGTCGTCTTCAGTTGGGTGATGGCGCTGGCGATGTTGTGGCTGACGGAGCGTGAGCGATGACCACCGACCTCGAAGCCGCCGCGGCGCGGCTGAAGCGCGACCTCGACGCCATCGCCGCCGAAACGTCCGGAGCCAAGGAAGCGCGTGGCGATGTGCGCCTCCTCCTGGCCGACTGGGAGCGGCGGAGGAAGGATGCCGAGTACGCCCAGAACGCGGTGGACACCGTGATTCACTACCGGAACCTCGCTATCAAGTGCGGGGCTGCGCCCGACGACATGCTGGGCGCGTACGACCGGAAACTCTGCGTGGACCACAACCCCAACGACCGAGACGGGTACGACTTCTCGGGCAACCGCGAGACGTGGGCCGAGGTCGAGAAGGTCACCGCCGAGCGCGACGCCGCACGGGCCGAGGTAGAGCGGCTGAAGGCGGACGCGGCGCGCGTCATGGAGGACACCCTGGACCGTTTCGTACGGTTGGAGACTGAGCTCGCCCGCCTGCGCGAGCGCGACGCGAAGGTGCGGGAGGCGGTCTACGCCATCTACGCGCACTACCCCGAGGGCGAAGTGGCGCGAGCGGGGGAAGGGTCGCAGTTGTGGTGGTGGGCGCAGGCAATCGCCCTGCTCAAGGAGACGCTGTGACCCATGTGGATCCACCTTCCCGCGTCGTGTCTCTCTTCTCTGGGTACGGAGGCCTCGACCTTGGCCTTGAGGCAGCCTGCGGAGCCCGACCTGTGGTGTTGGTCGAGCGGGACGCCTTTGCCGCGTCCGTCCTCGTGGCCCGGATGGAAGACGAGGCCATGGCGCAGGCTCCTGTCTGGGACGACGTTGTCACCTTCGACGGCCGACGCTGGCGTGGCGTCGTGGATTGCGTCGTTGGCGGCAGCCCCTGCCAGGACCTCTCCGTCGCCGGAAAGCGGACTGGCCTCGATGGTGCGCGCAGCGGGCTCTGGAAACAGCAGCTTCGCATCCTTGACGAGACAGGGGCTCCTTTTCTCTTCTGGGAAAACGTCGGAGGCGCCATCTCTTCCGCGCTGGACGTGGTCACGGAAGACCTTGAGGGCCGGGGCTTCCGAGTTGCGGCTTGCACTCTCCGCGCTGAAGACGTGGGTGCGCCACACAAACGAGAGCGCCTCTTTGTCTTGGCCTACTCCGACGGCAACCGACGCGAAGGGGAGCGGCTCCGCGGGCTACTCAACGGAGAGCGGGCATTCAGGAGTGACGCTGACGGACGCGGCGGTACGGAACTGGCCGACTCCTCGGGCCTCGGACGGGGACAAGGGCGGACCCAACCAGACGCAGAAAGGCGTGCCTTCGCTGGTGGCGCTGGCGAGGAGCGGCCTGTGGCTGCCGCATGGGCGACACAGCGATTCCCGCCCGGTCCAGGTGCGGCGTGGGACGCCTGGGATGGTCCTCAACCCAGCGTTCGTCGAGAGCCTGATGGGCCTGCCTCGCGGATGGACCTCGCCTTCTCCAATGACCGGCTCCGCGTCCTGGGAAACGGCGTTGTCTGGCAGCAAGCAGCGACGGCGTTCCTCGTCTGCTGGCAGCGGCTTTTCGGAGGGGTGAAGCCGTGAAGATCCTCGGCATCGACCCCGGCTTCGCCTCGATGGGCTTGGCGCTGCTCGAGACTCCTCTCGCCGGTCCTTCGCTCCCTGGCCTGGGCGAGAGACGCTGCATCAGCTGGGCCGAGCTCTGGTCGAGCAAGCCCGACAAGACGGTGAAGAAGTGGGAGAGCACGAACTCTAGGCTGGAGTGGCTGGCCTCGCGACTCGTGGATCTGCTCGCACAGCACCGCGTTGACCTCATCGTCGTCGAGCAGCAGCAGCTCCCCACCGGGCGCCTGCAGATCACTACGGTGATGAACCTCGGCCGAGTACGCGGGCTCTTCGACATGCTTTCGGCCCAGGGGTACGCCTTGCTGGAGGTCCACCCGCTCACGGTGAAGAAGTGGTTCACCTCCGAGACCCGGGCCGAGAAGGACACCATCGGCGAAGTCGCTCGCCGGCTGTACCCGGAGGCTGCGCCCTTCATCGACGCGGTCGCCAAGTCGAACCAGGAGCACATCACCGATGCCATCGCCATCGCCCACGTCGGCGAGCTGGTGTGGCGCAACCCCAGCAAGCGAGGCCTCGATTGATTCTCGTCATCCCTCTCGCAGTGGTCTTCGGCCTGGTGGTCCGCTACGTGTTGCGGCGCGCTCGGGCCGAGCGTGAAGAAGCCGATCGCCTGGCAGCAGCGTTCACTCGAGCATCGAAAGGCAAGGACCCGTGAAGTTCCCTCCCCCGAAGAAGTACGCGAAGTGCAGCCGGTGCGGCCTCACCGCGGCCGACCTGAAGGATGGCGCCTGCCCCGAGGAGGCGCGCTGCAAGGCTGTCGCCGGTGGCGTCTCGCTGGGCGGCCCCGACTTCCCCACGACGGTGGCCGGCGTGCTGGTGGCCTCGGCGCTGCCGAAGAAGCCTGAGCGCAAGGTGCCGCGCGATCCCAAGCCGCTGATGACGCCTGGTCGCGCGCAGTGGAGGCGGTTCGAGATTCGGCACGCGGCGATCGTCGCCGCGCAGGAGCGGCGGAAGAAGCTGCGCGCTTCGAAGAAGGGGAAGCGCTGATGGCCTTCAACCGCTCGATGCTGACCTCCAAGAGCTCGGAGTGGGCGACCCCTCCGGCCTTCGCGCTCGCACTGCGCGCGCAGTTCGACTTCCGTCGCGACGTCTGTGCCACGAAGGAGACTGCGAAGGCGCCGGCCTTCTGGTCGAAGAAGGACGATGCGCTCGCACTGTCCTGGGCGCGGATCAACGCCTTCATGAACCCGCCGTACGGGCGCGGGGACTCGGGGATCGAACCCTGGATGAAGAAGGCGCGCACCGCGGCCTGCTACCAGGGCTCGAGCTTCGTCCAGCTTCCACCTGCTCGCGTCGGCACCGCCTGGTGGAAGCGCTACGTGATGAACGAGGACGGGTACGCCGGCAGCCTGGTCGCCTCGCGGTACTTCCCCGAGGTCCGCGTCCTCACGCTGAAGTGGGAGCTGCTCACCACGATGCTGCACTTCGTGGAAGGTCGGCTCGACTTCGAAGGCAAGACGCGCGGGCAGTCCGCGCCCTTCGACTCGGCCATCGTGGTCCACCTACCTCCGAACGCTCCCCGGCCGAGACTGAACGACGACCTCTGGACGCTCGCGCATGCGATGGGCCGAGAGGCCGAGAAGGTGCCGTTGTTCAACCGCGCGTGGTTGTGACACCCTGCGCGCGCTGAACCTGGGGTCGCTGGCGGTTTCCCCCGTTCTCACCGTCGGCGACCCCTTCTCGTGCCTGCGATTGACGATCGCTGTCCTCCCGTGAGACTTTCCCGGCCATCTCGCAGGGAACGGGGTCGACCACATGGCAGACGAGAAGAAGATCTCCTACGCGCAGCTGCGCGAGGCCGAGAAGAAGCAGAACGAGCGCGAAGCCGCGATCAAGGCGCGCGCAGAGCAGGTGAAGGCCGGTGTCCTCGGTGAGCTCCGGGCTCGCGCTGACGGTCGGGTGCAGTTCGCTCACCTCGTCGCGAAGGTGCTCCTGGAGCGCGGCTCCATCGACGCCGTCATCGAGAAGCCCCAGGACTTCGCCCGCGACGTCTTCGACATCGCCGACGCGCTGTCGGTGGAGAACCAGCGCCGGGGCCTGCAGCAGTACGTCACCACCTGCGAGACTCACAGCCTCGACCTGGCCCCGCACGTCCGGGCCATCGCCGAGGAGCTCGCGCTGGAGGTGAAGCCCGAGTCCGGCCCCAAGCTGGTGACCGGCTGACGTGGGCCACGTTCGACGCGCAGAGGAGCTCGCCGAACAGCGTCGTCTCGCGATGGAACGTCGTAACCAACTCGGAGAGCGGTTCCTGAAGCAGGTGTCCCTCGGCGTGTCGAAGGCGCAGGCAGCCCGCACCCTCGGCGTGAAGATCGACACCGCGCTCTCCTACGCAGAGCTCGCAAGGAAGAAAAAGCATGGTCGCTGACCCGCAGGGATTCGTCTCGTGAAGCGCTGGCTCGAGTTCATGCCACTGGCCTCGCTGAAGGTGGCCAAGAACAACCCGAAGGCCCACGACGTCGGGTTGATCTCCGAGTCGATCAAGCGCTTCGGCATCGGCGAGGGGCTCCTCCTCGACGAGCGCACCGGGCGCCTGGTGGCTGGCCACGGGAGACTGGAGGCGCTGCGCCAGCTTCACCAGGCGAAGGCCGCGCTCCCCGTCGGCATCAAGCTGCAGGGCAAGGCTTGGCTCGTTCCGGTGCAGCGGGGCTGGTCCTCCAAGAACGACCGGGAGGCTGAAGGGTACCTGCTGGCCAGCAACCAGACGACCATCGCCGGCGGGTGGAACCAGGACGCGCTCTCCGAGATGCTGGGAGGCCTTGCGCAAGCGAATGCACTCGCCGGCACCGGGTGGGACGCCGACGACGTGGAGCGGCTCATCGAGAAGTCGAAGCCTGAGCTCGACGAGGTCCCCGAGCCCTCCAAGAAGCCGTGGGTGAAGCTCGGGCAGCGGTTTCGCCTGGGCCGGCACACGCTGGTCTGCGGCGACTCCACCGACGCCGGAAGCTGGTCGTCGCTGGGGGAGAAGCGCGGGGAGTGCTGCTGGACCGACCCGCCGTACGGGGTGGACTACAAGGGGTCGGCCGGCAAGCGGCGCTCGGGCATCAAGAACGACAAGCCGGCGGACCTGCCTGCGCTGCTGTCCGGGGTCTTCAAGGTGCTGATGGAGAAGCTCCAGCCCGGCTCGCCGGTCTACATCGCGCACCCGGCCAACCCGGTGCTGGCGAGCGTCTTCCTGCAGCAGGTCGCCGACTCGGGGCTGCTGGCGAAGCAGACGCTCATCTGGGTGAAGAGCACGCTGGTCCTGAGCGGCAGCGACTACCACTACCGGCACGAGCCGATCCTGTACTGCTTCACGCCTGGGGAGCGTCGCGGCCGAAGGTCCTCCGGGTGGCATGGCGACGACGCGCAGAACAGCGTCTTCGAGGTGGACCGGCCGTCGAAGAACGTCGAGCACCCCACCATGAAGCCGGTCGAGCTGGTGGTGGCGATGGTGCGCAACAGCGCCGCTCGCGGTGGGCTGGTGCTGGAGCCGTTCGGTGGGAGCGGGACGACGCTGGTGGCCTGCGAGAGCATCGAGCGCTCGTGCTACGCGGTGGAGCTGGATCCCCGCTTCGCCCAGGTGATCATCGAGAGGTGGGAGAAGCTCACCGGCGAGAAGCACCGGAGGCTCACGTGAAGTGCCCTGACTGCATGGAGGAGCTGAAGCCCATCGCGGTGGGCCGCATCCAGACGATGTCCTGCCGCTCGGGTGCGTGCCGCGCGCGCCACAGCCCGAAGATCTGGAACGTGGTGGGGGTGGGCGTGCTGCTGCGCTCCCGGAGTCTCGAGAGGCTGTGGCACGAGGAGCAGGACCGCATCGAAAGGCTGGAGGCGTAGATGCCAGCCCCCAAGCGCGGTCCCGGCCGACCCTCGTACCTCACGCCCGCGGTGACCAAGGAGATCTGCCTGCACATCTCCCTGGGCCTCACGATGAACGACGCTGCCACCCTCGCCGGCATCGAGGCCTCCACCCTGATGCTCTGGCAGGCGAAGGGGAGGGACGGCGACCCCAAGTACGTGGAGTTGTTCAAGTCCTTGCAGAAGGCGAAGGCGACCGGGAAGCGGAACAACCTGGGCCTCATCGCAGCGGCCTCGCACAAGGACTGGAAGGCAGCCGCGTGGATGATGGAGCGGCAGCACCCGACCGAGTACGCCCCTCGGGTGGTTCACTGGGTGCGGGAAGAACTGACCCAGGCGTTGAACCGGCTGCGCGAGGTCTTCGATGAGCTCTCCCCCGAGAAGCGGCTCACCCCTGGCGAGGCGTACGAGCTCGCGCTTGCTTCCCTCACTGGCGAAGGAGCTCCTTCGTCAGCACCGCCTGAGGAAGACGGACGAGACGATCACCAGGGTGGTGAAGCCGTGGTGCCCGCACAGCCCGAGTCCGATCCAGCGTGACTTTCTCGCGCTCGACTGCGAGGAGGCGCTCCTCGGTGGAGCTGCAGGTGGAGGCAAGACCGACGCGCTGCTGATGGGCGCGCTGCAGTTCGTCGACCGGCCCGGGTACTCCGCAGCGCTGTTCCGCCGCAACGAGCAGGACTGGCAGCAGGCGGGCTCGGCGCTGCAGCTGGCGAACGCCTGGCTCGCCGGCACCGCAGCGTGGTGGGACCAGCGCAAACGCTCGTGGTGCTTCCCCTCCGGTGCGACCATCCACTTCGGGTACGCGGCGAACTTCCGCCAGATGGTGAAGCGCTACCAGGGGTCGATGTACCAGTACCTCGGCTTCGACGAGCTCACGCAGTGGCCCGAGGTGCTGTACCGCTACCTCTTCTCGCGCTGCCGGCGTCTCGAGACGGCCACCGACGTCCCTGCTCGAGTGCGAGGCACCACCAACCCAGGAGGCGAGGGGCATGCCTGGGTGAAGCGCCGCTTCATCGAGAACGCGGTCCACGTCGTCACCCGCACCGACGTGCGCGACGACATTCGCCGGCGCCACCACGGCGTGCTGATGCCCGCGCCCCGCGTGTACGAGTCGCCTCCCTCCGACGAGGCGCTCAAGCTGGCGGCCGAGTCCGGTGTCGCACCGCAGGGCGCCTTCTTCGTGCCGGCGTTCCTGGAGGACAACCCGGGGCTCGACAAGGCCGACTACCGGCGGAAGCTGATGCAGCTCGATCCGGTCACGCGCGCGCAGCTGGAGCGCGGCGACTGGGACGTCGTGTCCTCGGGCTCGTTCTTCAAGGCCGACTTCTTCAAGTGGATGCTGCCGCGAGAGGTGCCGCAGGGCCTGCAGTGGACCCGCTCCTGGGACTTCGCAGCCACGGTGCCAGACCCGAACAAGGACCCCGACTGGACGGCCGGCTCGAAGCAGGCGGTGCAGCGTCTCGAGAACAAGGAGGTGCGCCTCATCGTCGCCGGCATGGAGCACTTCCAGAAGGAGCCGGGCGACACAGAGCGGCACGTTCAGACGACGGCGCACATCGACGGGCGCAGCACCACGGTGTTGCTGGAGCAGGAAGGTGGAAGCGCCGGCAAGACGGTGGTCCACGGGATGAAGACCCGCGTGCTGGTGGGCTTCACCGTCGAGTCGGAGAAGCGCAGCGGGCCGAAGGAGGAGTACTGGCGCCCGGTGTCGTCGCTGGCCTCGGCCGGCGGTGTCTGGCTGGTGGAGGGTCCGTGGAACCAGGCCTTCATCGAGGAGCTGTCGAACCTGCCGATCGGACACGACGACCAGGCCGACTGCACCTCGTTGGGCTTCGCCTGGCAGACGAAGTACCTGAGCGGCTCCCCCTTCGGCGAAGGCGAGATGAAGCCTCGGCCGCTCACCAGGACCGGCGTCGGCAGCCTCAACACCTAGCGGACGGGTTGACATTCGGTTGTCGCGCACCCGCTAGAATGCCGCGTGGGGTTCCTCCGCAGCCTCTTCTCCGCGCCTCCTCCTCGTCCCCCGGCTCCCCCGCCGGTGGTGGTCCCCGACGTGTACGGGCCGCCCGGCATGGCCATCACCCCGGTGGCGCCGAGCCCGCTCGACCGGCCCGTCAGCGACATGACCCCGCCGATGGGCGACATCGGCATCAGCGGCACGGCGAACCGTCGCGGCGACATCTTCAGCGAGTACAACGCGAAGCTGTACCACCAGGCCGGCTTCGGTCAGTCGGGCTCGCGAGTCTGGGGCGCCTGGGAGCACGCGCTTCGCACCGACTCGGCGGTGGCCTCCGGCGTCGAGTTCAACGCGGCGAAGGTGCGCGACGCGCGCATCTCGGTGGTGCCGGGCGACGACTCCCCGCTGGCGAAGCAGATCGCCCGCTTCGTGCGATGGAACGTCACCCAGGCACTCGAGCCCGGGTGGCCGGCGCTGTCGCAGCAGATGGTCTACGGGCTGATGGGCTTCGGCTTCTTCATCATGGAGCTCGTCGCGGCCCCCTGCTACCACCCGGACCTCCCCGGCGGCCGAGGCTGGAAGCTGGCCCGGCTGGAGGAGCGCCTCCCCGTCTCGCTCCACACGAACGCGTGGATCGAGGAAGACGGGAAGCTGGTCGGCGTGCGCCAGCGCGGCTTGCGCAACGGGAGCTGGGAAGAGGTGGTGCTGCCGGCCGACCGCATCCTGCTCTCGACCTGGAACCGCAACGGGGCGAACTACGCCGGCTTCCCGCAGACGCGCAGCGTCTGGTACGCGACCGTCATCCGCGAGCAGCTGCTGAAGCAGACGGGCATCGCGGCGATCCGCGAGGCCTCCGGTCTGCCCGTCGCCACCGCGGCCGACTACGCCGAGCCGCTCGACAAGGACCAGCGCGAGGAGATGTTCAACGTCCTCTCCACGCTGGTCGGCCACGAAGCCGCAGCGGTGGTGATGCCGAAGGGCTGGAGCGTCGAGTGGGTGTACTCGCCCGGGGCCAACAAGGGCGGGGTGCTCGACCTGTACCACCGGCTCGGGCAGGTCATCCTCCAGCTGTTCCAGGCGCAGCAGCTGGACCTGGGCACCGGGGACACCGGCAGCCGCAGCGTCGGCGAGGTTCACGCGGGTTCGGCCGGCTCCTTCGTCAAGGGGATCACCGCGAACATCGAAGGCTCGTGGAACGGATCGGGCGAGCGCGCGTACGAAGGCGTCATCCGCAAGCTGGTCGACTGGAACTTCGGGCCGCAGCAGAACTACCCGAAGTTGAAGATCGACGTGCAGCCGCCTGCACTCGCCCCCGACCGGCTGGTGTCGTCGCTGAAGGACGCGGTCGCGGCCGGGGTGCTCACCCCCACGCTCGACGTCGAGAACGCCGTGCGCGAGCAGCTGGGCTTCCAGGCCATCGACATCGCCACCAGGCAGGCGCTGCAGCCGGCCGTCCCGCCGGTGCTGCAGCCCGACATCTTCGGGCAGACCCCCAACCAGCCGGCGCACCCGCCTCCGGGCGCAGCCATCGCCGGGCCGAAGCCCAAGGCCGACCAGCTGGCGCCCGTCGCCCAGGCGCGGCACCTGGTGATGAGCGACTCGGGGGCCTTCGTCGCAGCGCGTGAGCTTCGCTCGAGCGAGAAGCTGCTCGACCTGGCGCGCATGGACTCGTTCCTCAACCGCGCGCGGGAGGAGTTCGAGCGCGGTGCCAAGCCGCTGGTGGTCGAGCTGCTGACCCGCGCGCTGCCAGACGTGCGCGAGGCGATGAAGGACGGCGATCCGTCGGAGATCGCCACGCTGAAGCTGGACGGGTCGCGGCTGGAGGAGTTCATCGGGCAGTTTCTGGAGAAGGCCCGGGCCGAAGGCTACGCGCAGGTGAAGCAGGAGCGCGCGCGTGGCACCGAGGATGCGGTGGCCAAGGAGCGCGCGGCCGGTGGGCAGAAGTTCGCCCCCATCGTCCACGCCGACCCGCCGGAGGACCCGAAGGACGTCGCCACCCGCACCGATGCGGTGCTGGAGGCCCAGCGCAAGCTGCTCGCCCGGCGCATGCTGGCGCGCCTGCAGGAGGCGATGGAGCGCCAGGCCATCGAGGTGATCCGCACCGGTGGCACGCCTTCCGACGTCGTCACGCAGACGGTGATGGACCAGCTCGAGTCCGGCAGCCTGAAGGCCGACGGCGGGAGCGTGCTGACCAAGGCCTGGAACATGGGCCGCGAGCAGTTCGCCGAGGAGCGCGGCAACGAGGTGGCGTCGGTGGAGCTGTCGGCGATCCTCGACAAGGCCAACTGCCAGCCGTGCGCCGACCTCGACGGCGAGGAGTTCGAGTTCGGCAGCGACGAGCACTACGCACACACGCCACCGCTCGCGAGCATCTGCGACGGGGCGGACAACTGCCGCTGCCTGCTCATCTACAACTTCCGCGACAGCCAGGTCGGTGACGAATGAGCGCGCTCATCCAGTCGAAGACGGTTCGCCTTGCGCTGCTGGTCCCCGGCGACAACTCGCCGAAGTGGAACATGATCTTCCCCGCGGGCTACACCATGTACCGCGGCGACATGCCCGGCGGCAGCTGCACCTACGACGCCGAGTTCTTCGCGAGCATCCTGAAGAACTGGAAGCGCATGGACGAGGAGTCGCGCAAGGTCGGAGGCGAAGGCCTGCGGCTGCCGGTCGACTACTTCCACCGCGGCGAGTCGCTGGTTCCCAACGACACCCTGCCGGCCGAGGAGAAGGTCGCGAGCGGGTGGATCATCGAACTGAAGGTCGAGCCGTCAGGTCTCTGGGGGCTCATCGACTGGACCGAGCGCGCGCGGAAGATGATCCTCGCCGACGAGCTCGCCGGCCTGTCGCCTTCGTTCCATCCCGACGCGCCCAACAAGTGGGACGGCGGTACGCAGGGACCGACTCTCTACGGAGCCGGGCTGTTGAACGACCCGTTCCTCACTCAGATGCCGCGGGTGGCGGCAAGCAACACCCCACCCAAGACGGCCCCCGCGGCCACCACCCCCAAGGAGAAGCACATGGACAAGAAGCAGATCTGCGCGATGTTGGGCCTGGCCGAGGATTCGGCCGACGACGTGGTGATGCAGGCGATCCACGCCCTGAAGAACCCGCCCGCTCCCCCGGCGCCGGCGCCCGCCCCCGCGCCTCCCCCGGCCGCGGTGGCCCAGGCCGCGCTGATGAGCGCGCGTGCCGAGAAGCTCGAGCTGGCCAACAAGGAGCTCTCCGACGTCGCGACCAAGCTCTCGGCTCGGGTGCAGGCGCTGGAGACCGAGAAGCAGGACGTGGAGGTCAAGCACCTCTGCGAGGAGCTCGTGAACGCGCGCCGCATCCTGCCGACCGGCACCGAGGCCGTGGTGAAGATGTGCAAGGCGCTCGGCATCGACGAGGGGCGGAAGTACTTCAGCGCCCTCCCGGTGATGGCGATCCCGACCAACGTGGTCGGCATCGACAGCAACGGCGTCGAGGCGCCCGAGGAGAAGGCGCGCCAGGAGCAGGAGGCCGCGCTCATCAAGCAGGGCCGGACCCCCGCCGAGGCGAAGCGCGCGGTGATCATGGCGAACCCGAAGCTGGTCACCGGCAAGCCGCTGCCGAAGGCCTAACTCCCAACCCCCAACCACAACCACACAAGGAAAGAATCCCATGCCGAACCTCACTGCAAACGTTCAGGGCATCAGCCCCCTCGGCTTCAAGGCCGGGGCCGCGATCACGAAGGGCCGCCTGGTGAAGCTGGACACCACCGCCGGCCAGGTCATCCACACCACCGCCATCACCGACGTGCCGATCGGCGTCGCGCTCACCGACGCCGCGTCGGGTGCCGACGTGGCGGTGCAGACGAACGGGGTCGCCGAGGTGTGCGCCTCCGCTGCGGTCGCGCTGGGCGCGCAGGTGATGCCCACCGCCTCGGGCGCCGGGAAGTGCTCCACGGCCTCGGGCGCCACCGCGCAGTCGATCGGGCAGGCGCTCGCGCTCTGCTCGAACGACGGGGAGTTCATCCCCGTGCTGTTGCGCATCGGAGTCAACGGCCCGGCGAACAGCTAGCCGTCAACCACAAGAAAGGAACGAACGAACATGATCGACGGCAGCCAGTTCAAGACGCGCACCGCTCTCGAGGACTACAGCGTTCAGCTGTTGAACGACAAGTCCAAGGCCTTCGTGGCCACCGAGATCTTCACCCCGAAGTACGTGGAGAAGGACCAGACCAAGAAGTACCAGTACGACCTCAACATGCTGCGCGACGTGGAGACGCTGTCGAGCTCCAAGTCGGAGGCGAACGAGGTCGACTACGGGGTGTTCACTTCGAACATCACCACCTACCCCCACAAGCTGAAGGGGAGCGTGGACCCGCGCGACGTGAAGAACGCCGACGCGGCCGTGGCGAACATGAAGCTGGACCAGGCCGAGAACCTCACCTCGCGCATCCTGATCCGCATGGAGCGCAAGGCCGTCGCGCTCGCCACCGACTCGACGAACTACCCGGCGGCGCTCACCTCGACGCTGGCGGCCGGCAGCACCTGGCTCGATGCGGCGGGTGACCCGGAGTACGACTCGGTCGTCGCGGCGAACGCGGTGAAGCTGAAGTGCATGCGCGTGCCCAATGCGGCCGCGATGTCGGGCACCACGTTCCGCCTCCTGCGGACGTCGCCCGCCTTCCGCGAGCGCATCAAGTACACCAACGGTGGCCCGGTGTCGGAGGAGGCCATCGCGGCGTTCCTCGGCGTCAAGAAGCTGGTCATCTGCGACGCGGTGTACAACCCGGCGATCCCCGGCGCGACCGACTCCGTCGGCGACATCTGGGACGACTCGGTGCTGTTCTTCGTCCAGGAGTCCAACCCGGGCCTGCGCTCGGTCGGGTTCGGCCACACCTGGATCCTGAAGGACTTCTACACCTACGAGTACGAGGACCAGAAGATCGGCTCGGGCGCCGGCCGCCTGCAGTGGATCGAGATGGGCCTCGAGTACGAGATGGGCGCCGGCGCGGTGGTGTCGTCCTCGGACGGCGACTTCATCGGCGGGTACCTGCTCAAGAACGTGGTCTGAACCATCAACCCCCAAGCGGCCCGGGCGCTCGTACTGGCCCGGGCCTTTCCCCTTTCCCAACCTTCGCAGTCCCAGGAGCACAACGATGGCCAACAAGACCCAGCAGTACACGATGGCGCACGGCAGCCTCGTGGAGATCGTCAACGGCGAGCGCGTGGTTCGCACCGCCGGCGACCAGGTGACGCTCGACGTCGAGTGGGTGAAGAAGCACGACCCGCGCGGCGTTCAGTTCGTCTCGAACGAGCACTTCCAGCGCATCCACGAGGCCGCGGTGGCGCGCGCTGCGCTGGCCAAGAAGCACGTGGCCGAGCTCGGGCGCCTGAGCGAGGAGCAGCGCCGGGAGCTGGCCGAGCAGGCGCTCGGTGAGGAGCACATCGCCCGCAAGCAGCTGGTGGCGGTGGAGACGGCGATCGCCGCGAAGAAGCTCAAGATGGTCGAGGCGAAGCAGGTCGAGGCGAAGCCCGCCGCGAAGGCCGAGGTGACCAAGTGAGCCGCTCGAGCCTCAAGCGGTTCCTCCCGCTCATCTTCTCGGTGGTGCTGATCGGCACCGTCGCGATGGCGCTGAACATCAGCGTCGAGCGGAACCCGTTCGCGTTCCTCGGCGGCATCTACGTCGGGAGCTCGGCGCCGGCCACCACGTCGAACAACGTCTCGAAGATGCTGGGCGCTCGGACGCTCTACAACTTCCCGGACCTCGCGCTGCACTGCCGCTACTCCTGGCCCGTGACGATGACGGGCGCCAGCGTGGGCGACCCGTGCTTCGTGGGCGCTGACGTGACCGGGGCGGACAACTACTCCGTCGGCTGCACCGTCACCGCGGCGAACACCGCCAAGGTCTTCGCCTGTCCCGCGGCCGGCGACGCCGGTGTCGTGGACCCCGCCGACAGCGGGTACTACCTGCGGGTCATCAGCAGCCAGTAAGGAGAACGCCCATGCGCTACCTGACTCGGATCTCCGTGCTGGTCGGCTTCCTCATGGGGCTGGCCATCGCCGCGCTGGCCAGCAGCGGTACGGCCGAGGCCAGGCCGGCGTCGGAGTTCCAGCTGTTCTCCCTGCTCAACGGCGAGCCCCGCCGGTGGCAGATGCCCGACGCGGGCTGGAGCGGGACCTTCGGGTCGGCCGTCTCCTGCTTCCCCGTCTCGAGGACCATCTGCCCCGGTGGGGTGCTGAAGTTCACCCCGCCCGCGAAGATCCACGTCTGCGTCGGGCAGGTGGGCAACACCTGGGACGGCGGGTGTGTCACCACGACCACCGACCCGAACTACGGGGATCCTGCCGCGGCCGACACCCCGGCGTTCCTCGTCCTCCAGGACGGGACCAACACCGTCTGCTCGATCCCCGCGACCGGAAGCGCCACCACCCCGTTCTTCTGCCTGCAGTGAGGTGAGGTCGATGCTCGCTCTGACGCTGGTCGCGCTCCTGCTGCCCGGGACGGGTGGTGCTGCGAAGCACCGCCTGTTCCTGCAGCCGAACCTCCCGCGCGGTGCCGCGGCCTCGACGCCGTACTCCTTCTGCGACACGGCGCTCGCGGCAGGCAACCGCGTCGGCACCTGGGGCTGCATCAACGGCGATGGCACGGCGCCCGCTGGGGACAACCTCGGGCCGTGGAGCCAAGTCGGCTCGCCGACCACCACCACGGGCACCACCTGCACTGCGCCGTCCTACCTCACGTTCGACGCCAGCCCCGACTACGTGCAGAGCACGACGGCGGTTGGAACGACTCCTGCCGCGTTCACGATTTGCAGTCTTTGGAAGCAGCAAGCTGGAACGGGGCTGCTTCGAATGGGGTGGTTCTGGGGCGTGTACCCTTGCTGCTCCAGCTTTGTGTCGACGTCCGAGGAGTCGTTGGTTTTCATCGGCTACTACCCTTCGGGTGTCAGTTCTCTCGTATCTGTCGCGGCTAATGACAAGGCCCTTGTGTGCGGCTCGTACTCAGGGGGGACAGCACACACATACGTCAGAACACTTGGCGGCATCCTCGCGTACACAAACGGCGCCGCATCACCGCCATCGGTGGCAGGCGCGAAATTCACCTTTGGCTCTGAGGGCGCGTACACCAACACCGGCCAGTTCTTTGGCGCCTTCTACACGGAGAAGGAGCTTTCGCAGGGCGACCTAGACGCCATCTTCGACGCAGTGGTGGGGAGCGGCTGCACATGAACAAGGAGCAGACGGTCGCGGCCATCGTCGCAGCCATCGCCATCGTGGGCGGTGGCGTCGCGTACAAGCTCGACGACGGGACGGTGTACGAGGTGGCGGCCGATGCAGTCGACTGCACCTACCAGCCTCCGGGGCTGCGCCGAGTGCCCTGTCTGGCGGACGGTGGGTTCGACCTGAAGTCGTCGGACTACCTCGACGCGGGGTGCCTCGCGCAGGTGTGCCCGCGGTACGCGGAGATCGTCTCGAGCGGGAAGACGCAGTACTTCCGCAAGGTCGAAGAGGTGAAGACCAAGGGTGTCCTGAAGGACGTGAAGGCCGATCCTGTTCCGGTGGAGGCTTCCCCCGTCGAAGAGGTCCTGAAGCCGTGACCTACAAGCACCTTCCCCGTGCGTCGCCTGGTGGGTCGAAGACCGATGATGCTGCCTCCGTTCGAGCGCCCGAAGACGCTCGACGACATCTGGAAGAAGCTCTGCCAGATGGAGGACGACGCGCACGAGAGGTGGCTCGCGCTCAACACGCAGCTGAACAAGCTGTACGAGGGGCAGCTGAAGCAGAGCAAGCGACTGGACGCGATCGAACGGAGGCTGGCCAAGTGAACCCCGACCAGGGACCCGAAGAGCACGGCAGCGACCCTCGAGCCCCGGTGGTGAAGGGAGACCTGCGCGAAACCCAGGCGCACGTCGAAGGCGCGATGAAGCGCGGGCTCATGCTGTCCGACCTGAAGGCGCTTGCGATGACGGTGATCGCCATCATCGGCGGTGGGTACGCGGTGCTGCACACGCTCGACAACCGCGCCCAGGCCCAGGTCGACGCCGGCGCCGCGCTGGTGGAAGCGAAGGTCGACGCGAAGCTGGCCACCCTGGAAGGGGAGATCGGGGCGCTGAAGCAGCAGATGAACGAGAACAAGAGCGTCACCCAGGCGACCAACGACACCGTCAACAAGCTCGCGGTGCGCATGGGGGTGGTGCCCACGATGCCGGTCCCGGTGCCGGTGGCCCCGACGAAGGACGGGGGGCGCTAGGTGGCGATCAACGAGTTCGCCGTGGACGCGACGCGGGTCCGGGACGACTACTTCCCGGCGCTGCCTCCGTTCGACGACGAGTCCAACCCGTCGTCGACCACCATCGCCCGGTACATCACCGAGGCCTCGGCCGAGCTCGCCGGCAAGCTGCTGCTGCAGGTGATCGACCCGGCCTTCATCACCGACGACGCCACCCCGCAGTACGTCTGGTGCGCGCAGACGGTCACGCTGATGGTGGCGATCCGCGTGCTGGGGGTGCAGACCGGGCAGAACCCCGAGGCGATGAAGGCCTGGCAGGAGATCCTCGCCGCGCGGCTGAAGGACCTGGGCGACAACGGCTCGCTCGCGCTGGGCTACGACGACAGCGGCAGCGACGGGAACCCGAAGGGGCCGACGACCTACCTCACGGAGCTCGGCATCAGCCTCCCCAGCGCGGCCGACGCCTCCGGCGTGACTCCGGTCCTGCGAAGGGACGACGACCTGTGAGCGTCTTCGGCTTCGACGTCCGTTACGCCATCAACGGCGCGGAGGATCAGGCGATCATGGAGAAGCTCTCCGTGGGCTTCGAACGCGCCGGCGAAGGCATCAAGGACTTCCAGAAGTACATCTGGCCGAAGCTCATCCCCGTCTTCGAAGAGGAGGAGAAGCGCCAGTTCGCGGCCGAGGGCCAGGGTCCTCACCGCGGTCACTGGCAGGAGCTGACCGAGCAGTACGAGGAGTGGAAGAGCCGCACGCACCCGGGGCTGCCCATCCTCGAGCTGTCCGGCAAGCTCAAGGAGGCGCTGACCGAGAGCGCCAGCCCCTTCGCGAAGCGCGAGACGACCTCCGACACGTTCGAGTTCGGCACGCAGGGTGTCGAGTACGCCAGCTTCCACCAGCTGGGGACCCGCTTCATGAGCGACCGGCCGCCCTTCGACTTCGGCGGGCAGTTCGAGCGGGAGCTGCAGCAGGCCGCGCTGGAAGGCGTGCGCGAGGCGATCGCCGACTCCGGGCTCCCCGTGGAGGTCACCAAGTGACGACGCCGCGCGTCGAGGAGTTGGCTGTCACCGCGCTGCGGGAGTGGCTGATGCGCACCCTGCCAGCGTCGGTGGACGCGGTGAACCTCACCCGCGCGGCCTCCATCACCGCGCCCCTGCCAGGCCCCTACGTCATCCCCGCGGGGGTCCTCGGGCATGGGTACTTGGCGATGGCCACCTCCCGCGGAGGCTCCACCGCGCTCTACGGCCCCATCACCACCGGGACCAGGTCTGCGACTGAGGTCGCCACGGACCTCAACTTTGGGCTGACTGGCACCCGCATGCAGGCGAGCGTCGATGCGCTCGACCGGCTGGTGCTGTCGTCGCTGGACCCGCCTGTGGCCTCGGCCCCCAACACCCCGTCGGTGATTCGCATCGGGCCGGACACCGACTGCCCCGGGATCAACGCGGTCCTGGGTCTGGGCAACGACACCTTCGTCGTCCGCAGCCCGGTGATCGCCCCGCTGCCCACCAACGTGATGGACGGCTGGCCCACCCAGGCCCCCGACTTCCGCGGCCAGGGGTTCGTGATCATCTTCGGCGGGCGCCGGTCGAAGCCGGTGGACCCCGACGTGCGGCGGGACGAGTACCTCACCGTGGTGGACTGCGCCGTCATGCAGCAGTCGCCCAGGGGCGAGGGCCACAAGAACCGCGAGCACATCAGCAGCGCCCTGCGCGCCATTCGCACCTCGCTCTTCGGCACCGAAGGCGGCCGGCAGTTGGGCCGGAGTGTGATGGGTGACATCATGAAGGTGCACCAGGGCGACGCCGAGATCTCGTCGAAACCCTTCAGCTTTGGATCGTCGGAATCCGTCAACCCGCTGTTCGACGTGGCGACGCTGCAGTTGGGCGTTCGCACGTTCGAGCGGCAACTGCCCTGAGGTGAGCAATGGCCGCTGAACCTGTCCTGAGTTGGAACGCCCACGTTCTCGTTGCCAGCGAGGCGACCTTCGGCACCACGCCCGACCCGGCCGGAAGCCAGGCGCTGGAGTTCGTCACCTGCAACCTCGGGCCGGCCGAGCTCGGGCAGATCCGCCCGCGGCGCGACCGGGAGACTGGCCGCGGCATGGTGGCCTCCTACGTGGAAGGCCGCGTCCAGCCGATCCCCTGGAGCATCGAGACTTCGGTGAAGTCGCGCAGCGCCATCGACGCGCAGCCCAAGGAGGTCACCCTCTACTCCGCGGCCGGACTCTACGCAGCCGGAACCGTCGGTGTCTCGTACGTGTTCACCGCGAACAACGAACCGATCGGTTCCACCGCCTTCTACGGCATCTCGATCCGCAGGGCGCTGGGCGAGCGGCTCTCCACCGTCTACGAGGCCGAGCAGCTGCGCGGTGGCATCGTCAAGACGCTGACGTGGAGCGGTGGCGACAAGGAGGTGACTCTCGTTGCGGCCGGCGTGGGTCAGGGGAAGTACCACCTGGGGTACGCGGCCAGCATCACGGTGGCGAACAACAGCACCACCGCCCTGAGCTTCGCGTCGGCCGAGGAGAGCTACCGCTTCTCGCCGGGGTACTACCAGCTCGAGAACGAGATCATCCTCATCACCTCGGTCAACTACTCGGCCGGAACCGCGGTGATGCAGCGCGGGGTGCTGGGCAGCACGGCCGCGGCTCACTCCGCGGCTGCGCTGATGCCGTACATGCCGGCGCCCAGCGTCTCGGGCTCGCCGATCTCCGAAGGCACGACGGTCACCTGCACCCTGGACTCACAGGCGCTTCGCGTCCTCAACTGGCAGGTGATCTTCAACACCGGCATGGACGCCAGCCCCGGGGAGTCGGGGTCGAAGTACTTCCAGAGCGTCATCCAGAAGCGGTACTCGAGCCAGGTGAAGCTCCGGGTCCTTCTGCGCCGGGAGGGCGTGTCGATGCTCGGCAAGGCCACCCAGAAGAAGACTCCGCTGGCGCTGACCCTCGTGCAGGGGAGCGCGACGGGCGCGGTGATGACGTTCACCTGGTCGAACATGGAGATCGACCCGTTCGTGGTCCCCGACACGGCGAACGACGCTGCGATCATCGACCTCTCGCTGCGCAACTTCGGCAGCGAATTCACCCTCACCCTCACCTGAGGTCCACATGCCTTCGCTGACCCGCAGTTTTCGCTGGGAAAGGTTTGTCCCCGACCTCGGGGACAACCGGGAACAGGAGAAGCCCTTCTTCATCGAGATCGCCTCGGGGCTCTCCATCCTGGAGCGCAAGGATGTGGTCGACGCCGTCCGGGTCGCGCAGGCCTCCAGCTACACCGAAGGCATGGGGCCGGAGGAGTACCTGAAGGCGAGCGCCCCGGTGGTGGCGACCGCGCTGCAGGGGATCGTTCGAATGGGCTCCGAGCCGCTCACGGTGGGCGGCAAGGGCATCACCTCGCTGGCCGAGTACATCGAGTTCGTCCTCGCCTTCCCCGGGAGCCCGAACTGGTTCGAGATCCTCAAGGCGATCGTCGACTTCAACAGCGCGGACGGAGCCCGAGCGCTTTTCTTCGCGCGGCACTCTGGTGGGCTGTCTGGTATTCCAGACCCGAGTGCCGAGCAGGCCGAAAGCCCCGAGGCAAGCCTGTAAGGTGGAACGCGCACCAGGCGATGGGGTTCTTCGGCTTCAACCCGCCGGAGCGCGAAGGGGAAGCTGCGCAGCCTCGCTGGCGCAAGCGCGTGCGCATCGAAGAAGCCGTGTCGTATTCGCGAGACGCGGTGCAGATCTGGCTTCGGTCGCGGTCGTACCCGGATATCCCCCTGTACTCGGGTGGACTCCTGGACTCCTGGCCTGCTCGAGTCGTTGAGGAACAGTCGGTGCTGCGCGAGGAGTGGCTGGTGATCAAGGAGTTCCTGGCGTCGGGAGGTGACCGTGGCTGACCTGCTTCTCACGCTGCTCGGGAAGGATGAGCTCTCCGCTGCCTTCGGGAGCGCTGCCGGCGCTGTCACCGCGCTGACGGCCGAGCTCGGGCACATGGTGAAGGCCGCCGCCGAGTCCGAGCGGGTCGGAGCGCAGCTGAAGGTCACCGCGGGTGAGCTCACTCAGGGACTCAAGGCTCAGGCCGAAGCGCAGGCCGCGCTGTACGCGGTGAGCGACGAGCAGATCCAGCAGATGGACGCGATCCAGCTGCGGTACGGGGCGAACGCTTCCGAGCTGGGCAAGTACAACAAGGCGATCCTCGACTACGCCGCGGCCACCGGGAACGACGCGACGTCGGCCACCGAGGCGCTGGTGCGCGGTGTCGAGAAGGGTACCGGGCACATCAAGGCGCTCGGGATCGAGTTCAAGGCGACCGGGGACTTCGCCACGGACCTCGCGGCTGCCACCGAGGCGCTCGGTCGTCGTTTCGGGGGCGCGGCTTCGGCCCGGGCCGACACCTTCGAGGGGCAGGTCATCGCCGCGAAGGAGGCCGTCGGCGACCTGGAGGAGGCGTTCGGCGGGCTCATCCTGCAGATGGAGCGCAAGGCCGGTGTCATCTCCACCACGACGCAGCTGATTCGCGGCTTCCGGCGGGCCGTGGAGGCCGAGAAGACCCTCGACTTCATGGGTGGTGTGGCGAAGCTCGGCGGGCTCGGCACCCAGGTGCTCAACCCGCTGGCCGGCGCGATGGACTCGCTGCAGTCGATCTTCGGCTCCGGCAAGGACGCCGGCGAGATCCTCGACCAGCAGGACACCGAGGCGGCCCAGCAGGAGGCAGCTGCGTTCGAGCAGCAGCTGAAGACCCCCAAGAAGACCCACGGCGTGGGCAAGGACAGCAAGGCCGAGCAGCAGAAGGAGGCGCTGGATCGGCTGCTGAAGCAGCAGGAAGAGTTCCGCCTCAAGATGGCGAAGCAGCTGGAGGACGAGCGGGAGGATGCGCGCCGCGCTGCAGAGCGCGCTCTCAACGACGCCAAGAAGCACGAGTACGAGATGGAGAAGCTGAAGGACAAGGAACTCAAGGACAGGGAGCGCCAGGAGGCTCAGTACAACGCGCAGCGCGCGCGGGAGACGGAGAGGGAGGCGCAGCGTCTCGAGAAGGAAGAGGCGCGCATGGCGCAGGCCGGCGAGCGTCTCGGCCGAGCGCTGGTGGAGTCCTTCGCCGACCAGCTGAACGAGCTCGCGTCCGGTGGCGAGTTCGACGTCGCCAGCTTCTTCGGGTCGATCTTCGACTCTGTCCTGAGCTTCATCGGTGGCCTGATCCCCGGTGGCGGCATCGCTGCCGGCCTGGTGGGTGGGCTCGGGAAGCTCGGAGGCGGGGCGCTGAAGTCCGCCGGCAAGGCGTCGAAGCGGCACCACGACGGAGCCTGGGTGGAGTCCTTCCACGGCGGTGGCTGGCCGTCGATGGGTGGAGACGAGCAGCCGGCCATCCTGCAAACCGGTGAACGGGTCCTG